CAGTTCCTGCGCGAGCACCCGCTGTGCCTCATGTGCCAGGCGCAGGGCAGGGTCGAGGCGGCTACGGTCGTTGACCACATCACCCCGCATCGCGGGGATCAGTCGCTGTTCTGGCGGCGCAGCAACTGGCAGCCGCTGTGCGCCACCCACCACAGCAGGGACAAGCAACGCGAGGAGCAGAGGCAATGATCGAAGTCACAGACTGCAATGGTCACAGACATCTGCTCAACCCTGATGGCATCGTCCGGGTGAGCGAGGCCGGAACATCCAGCCAGTGGCATGGCATCCGGTCGTACATCGTGACGATGCACGGCAAGACCATCGAATGCCAGCAGAGCGTCCAGGAGGTGCAGAAGCTGCTGCGGGCGTGGATCTATCCCGTCTCGGTGCTGGCGCTGCCTGAGGCCGTCTGACACGATCCAGAGGCATTGCCGGCGCGGTCAGGGGGAGGGGGTGGGGCAAAGTCTGGAGCCCTCGCCGGCCTAGACCGCCCTGTTCCTCACGCGCAGAAAATTTCCCCCGTGGGAAAAGATGTTAAAGGCCCGGCCTGCCCGTTAACACGGCTGCAGGCCGCGCCAGTACTGGGTTTGCGCGATTTTTAACGCGCGCCAGATGTTAAAGGGATGTTAAAGACTGGAAGGGGTTTGCGATGGCGCTGACAGGCAAGAAGCGGCTGTTCGCCGAGGCCTTGTTGGCGGGCAAGTCGAACAAGATGGCGGCGCTAGCCGCTGGGTACAGCGCGGCATCCGCTTCGGCGGCTGGATCGCGGCTGGCCAAGGACAAGGATGTGCTGGCGCACCTGCAGCGCAAGGCGAAGGCGGTCAGCGCGGCGCCGCCGGCAGCAGCTGGCGCGGAGCCGTCGACCGGCAGTTTCGACTTGAGCAAAGCGCTGTCCCACAAGGATCCTCGGGCCTTCCTGTTGGCGGCCATGAACGACAACCTGCTGGAGCCGAAGCTGCGGATCGACGCCGCCAAGGCGCTGATGCCATTCGAGTTCGCCAAGAAGGGCGAGGGCGGCAAGAAGGAGCAGCAGGCGGATGCCGCCAAGAAGGTGGCCAGCAGGTTTGCGCCGGCCGCGCCCCCAAAGCTGGCGGCATCTAACGGAAGAAAGGTATAGGAATGGACTGGACGACCGCATGCATCGACTGGGAAGAAAGGTTGGTGCAGCGGAAGTCCATCATTCCGCCGCCGATCTTCCGAGACCAGGCAGAGCAAGCCCTGGCCATCTTCAAAGAGTTGAAGGTGGTGGACCTGGCGAAGGTGTGGGATGAGGAGATAGGGCAATGGCGCCCTCCCACATTCGGCGAGTGCAGCGAGGAGTGGGTTTTCGACTTCGTTCGCGCCATCTTCGGCGCCTATGACGCTGAAACGGGCCAGCAGCTGATCCGGGAATACGGGCTGCTGATCAGCAAGAAGAACACGAAATCGACCATCGCGGCCGGCATCATGCTGACCGCGCTGATCCTGTGCTGGCGTGAGGACGAGGAGCATTTGATCCTCGCCCCAACAAAGGAGGTCGCGGACAACTCGTTCAAGCCAGCGGCCAGCATGGTGCGGGCTGACGAAGAGCTTTCGGCCTTGTTCCACATCCAGGACCACATCCGGACGATCACACACCGCGTGAACCGCAACACCTTGAAGGTGGTGGCCGCCGATACCGACACCGTGTCGGGCAAGAAGGCCGGGCGGGTGCTGGTGGATGAGCTCTGGCTGTTCGGCAAGCGGGCCAATGCCAGTGCGATGTTCCAGGAGGCCCTGGGTGGCCAGGTGTCGCGGGAAGAGGGCTGGGTGATCTTCTTGACAACGCAGTCCGACGATGCGCCGGCAGGCGAGTTCAAGAAGAAGCTCGATTACTGGCGCGACGTGCGCGATGGCATCGTCCACAACCCGAAGGTGCTCGGCATCCTGTACGAGTTCCCCAAGGCCATGCTGGAGAGCAAGGCTTATCTGCTCAGCGAGAACTTCTACATCACCAACCCCAACATGGGGCGTTCGGTGAGCCTGGAGTGGCTGCAGGACGAGATGAGCAAGCGCTCTCCGGAGCGCGACGGCGGATTCCAGCGCTTCCTGGCCAAGCACCTGAATGTCGAAATCGGCATGAACCTGCGGGCCGACCGCTGGGCCGGCGCCGACTTCTGGGCCGGCGCTGTCGAGCGAGTCACGTTACAGGAGCTCCTGGCACGCTGCGAGGTCATCACGACCGGCATCGACGGCGGCGGGCTGGATGACTTGCTGGGCTTCGCACTGGTGGGGCGTTGCAAGGAGACTGGCCGCTGGCTCGCCTGGTGCAGGGCCTGGGCTCATCCTTCGGTGCTGGAGCGGCGCAAGGAGATCGCGCCTCGGTTGCTGGACTTCGTGAAGGACGGCGACCTGGTGCTGGTCGAGCGCATCGGCGATGACATGGAAGAGTTAGCCTCCATCGTGGCCGAGGTGGAGCAGGCCGGGCTGCTGGATCGGGTGGGCATCGACCCGGCTGGCGTCGGCGGCGTGCTGGAAGCCCTGGTGGCGGCCGGCGTGCCGCAGGACAAGATCATCGGCATCAGCCAGGGGTGGAAGCTGGGAGGGCCATCAAGACTGCCGAGCGCAAGCTGGCTGAGGGTGTACTCAAGCACTGCGGCCAGCCGCTCATGGCCTGGTGCGTCAGCAATGCGAAGGTGGAGCCAAAGGGCAACGCCATGTTGATCACCAAGCAGGCCAGCAGCTCGGGCACCGGCGCCGCAAAGATCGATCCGCTGATGGCGCTGTTCAACGCGGTGCAACTGATGTCTCTCAATCCAGAGGCCATGGGTGGCTTGGATGACTGGTTGAGCGACCCAATACGGACGGGCAAGGCATGAAAAATCGAACGAACACAGGCCTTGTCGGCCGCGTGCGCGCGGCCATCGACGGCTGGGTGCGCTCCTTCAGCTTGCGCGACAAGGACCTGTATACGGATCGCGTGATGGACAGCGAGGCGGGGGTGGATGTCACTCCCAAGGCGGTGATGCAGGTGGATGCAGTTTGGAGCTGCGTGCGCCTCATCTCCGAGACCATTGCCACGCTGCCACTGTCGATCCATGAGAAGACCTCGGCAGGCAAGCGCCTGGCAAGCCATCACCCGCTGCACTTCATCATCCACGACCAGCCGAACGCGGACTCTACCGCATCGGTGTTCTGGGAAGCGCTGGTGGCATCGATGCTGTTGCGTGGGAACGGGCGTGCGGAAAAGCTCTATGTCGGCACGCAACTGGTGGGCCTGGCCTTCCTGGACCCGAACAAGCTGGTCATCACCCGCGACATCAATGGCCGCAAGATCTACCAGTACCCGCGCCCAGACGGCACGCCCAGGGAGATTCCTTCAGCGCGGATCTGGAACGTGCCCGGCTTCACGTTGGACGGCGAAACAGGTGTCTCGGTGATCGCCTACGGCGCCAAGGTGTTCGGGTCAGCGATGGCGGCCGAGCGCTCGGCCGCCAAGACGTTCCGCAATGGGATGCTGCCGACGGTCTACTACAAGGTGGCTGCATTCCTGAAGCCGGAGCAGCGGAGGATGTTCAAGGCCGAGATTCAGGGTTCGGTGGAGCGCGGCGAGGCCCCGGTGCTGGAGGGTGGAACGGATGTCGGAACTGTCGGCATAAACCCAGTTGATGCACAGCTCCTGGAGTCGCGGGCCTTCTCGGTGGAGTCGATATGCCGCTGGTTCCGTGTCCCGCCCTGGATGGTCGGGCATACCGAGAAGTCCACCAGTTGGGGGACTGGCATCGAGCAGCAGATGATCGGCTTCCTGACATTCACGCTGGGGCCGTGGCTGCGGCGCATCGAGCAGTCCATCAGCAAAGACCTGATGACGCCTGCCGAGCGCACGCGCTTCTATCCCAAGTTCGCCGTGGAGGGCCTCTTGCGAGCCGACAGCGCAGGACGCGCCGCGTTCTATGCCGCCATGGTCAACAACGGGATCCTGACCCGCGACGAAGTGCGCGAACTGGAAGACCGCGAGCCGATGGGCGGTAACGCCGCTGTGCTGACGGTCCAGTCGGCCATGACGACCCTTGACGCTCTGGGCCAGGAAGTCGGCGCAGACCAAGCAAACCAGGCCCGGGCCGCGTTCCGCGCGTTCCTGGGCTTCAACGAAGATCCGCAGAAAGGCTGAACCATGAGCATGAAGAACTTGCCGGCGGCCCCCATGGGCCGGCCGAGCGCTAGCCTGCGCAGCGAAATCCTTCCGCGCGCTCTGGAGCGCTGGAGTCCGGAGGTGCGTGCAGCTGACCGCGACGAAGAGCGCTCCATCAGCATCTACGACGCCATCGGCTACGACCCGTGGACGGGCGAGGGCGTCACAGCCAAGCGCGTAGCCGGCGCGTTGCGCAGCCTGGGCAAAGGCCCCGTGACAGTCAACATCAACAGCCCTGGCGGCGACATGTTCGAGGGCCTGGCCATCTACAACCTCCTGCGCGAGCACGAGGGCGAGGTGAACGTCAAGGTCCTGGGGCTGGCCGCTTCGGCGGGCTCGGTGATCGCGATGGCAGGCGACACGGTGCAGATCGCGCGCGCCGGTTTCCTGATGATCCACAACGCCTGGGTCGTCGCCATGGGCAACCGCAACGACCTGCGCGAGCTGGCCGCCTGGCTGGAGCCCTTTGATGCAGCGATGGGCGACATCTACGCATCCCGTACGGGCCTGGAAGCCAAGGCCATCGCCAAGCTCATGGACTCCGAGTCCTGGATCGGCGGCGCGGCGGCGGTGGAGCAGGGCTTCGCAGACGAGCTGCTGGCCTCTGACCAGGTGGGTAAGGGCGGCGGCAACGCCAGCGCCTCGGCTGTGCGCCGTCTGGAGGCAGCTTTGCGCAACAGCGGCATGCCCAAGAGTGAGGCCATGCGCCTCATCAGCGATTTCAAGTCCAGCGTGGGTGATCCCGCTGGCAGCGGCGAGGGAGATCCCGCCGAGCGCGGCCCAGCGGCCGACATCAGCAGCACGGCGGCTCTAGCCGCATCCCTCACTTCTATCCTTTGAAAGGGCATCCCATGCCTCAAATCGATGACGACATCAAGCAGATCAACGCCAGCCTGAAGACGGTGGGCGATCAGCTCAAGACGCACGCTGAGTCGGCAGCGAAGAACGCGGAACTCAGCGCAGAAACCCGCCGCCAGGTCGATGACCTGCTGCTCAAGCAGGGTGAACTGCAGGCCAGCCTGCAGGGCGCGCAGCAACTGCTGGCGAAGCTGGAGGCCAACGGCGCTGGCGGCGACGTGCAGCACCAGTCGCTGGGTCAGCAGTTCGTGAACAACGAAAAGGTCAAGTCCTTCCTGGGCGAGACCACTCCGCGCGGCCGCGCTGACATGACCATCAAGGCGGCCATCACCAGCGTGACCACCGACACCGACGGTGCCGCGGGCGATCTGGTGCAGACGACGCGACTGCCTGGCGTGCTGGCCCTGCCGCAGCGCCGCATGACCGTGCGCGACCTGATCACCCCCGGCAACATGGACGGCAACGCCCTGGAATACGTGAAGGAAACGGGCTTCACCAACAACGCCGGCATGGTCGCCGAGGGTGCCAAGAAGCCCGAGTCCAGCATGAAGTTCGACCTGGTGAGCACTACCGCCAAGGTGATCGCGCACTACATGAAGGCCTCGCGCCAGATCCTGAGCGACGCCTCGCAGCTGGCGAGCCTGATCGACGGCCGCCTGCGCTACGGCCTGGCCTTCAAGGAAGAGCAGCAGCTGCTCAACGGCGATGGCACCGGCCAGAACCTGCTGGGCATCATCCCGCAGGCCACGGCCTTCGCGGCCCCGTTCGACCCGGCCGGCACCGAGACGAACATCGACAACATCCGCCTGGCATTCCTGCAGGCTGAGCTGGCCGAGTTCCCGTCTACGGGCGTGGTGATGAACCCCATCGACTGGGCGCGCATTGAGCTGCTGAAGGACACCACGGGCCGCTACATCATCGGCAACCCGCAGGCATCATCGGCGCCTCGCTGTGGAACCGCCCGGTGGTCACGACCCAGGCCATCACCGTGGACAAGTTCCTGGCCGGCGCCTTCAAGCTGGGCGCGCAGCTGTTCGACCGCTGGCAAGCGCGTGTCGAGGTGGCCACGGAGAACGAAGACGACTTCGTGAAGAACCTGGTCACCGTCCTGGCCGAAGAGCGTCTGGCCCTGGCCGTGTATCGCCCCGAAGCCTTCATCTACGGCGACTTCGGCAACATCACCTGATGGCTGGGCCCGCTTCGGCGGGCCTGCCCATCACCACCAGGAGAGAGCCATGCTCATCAAGTTCAAAGAGCCGGACCCGCGCGCCGGCATGGTCGCGCGTATGGACAGCAGCCGAGGCCGGCAGTTGATCGACGCTGGCGCTGCTGACCAGGTGTCCGAATCGGTGACCCA